CCTACATCCACAGAGGTGTAGCTAAACGTTCGTTCAATTTATGTTATACAATTGCTCCTAAATTTAATCTCTCAAAAGCAGAGGCAATGATGGAGAATGGTTTATTGGGAATTAGAATCCCATTTGCCGATGAAGCAAAACCAAAAGCAATTAAAATTAAATAAGTTATAATTTGGTGCCCTAAGGTATCTTTCGTATATTCCAGTTAAATAAATAAGTTATATGGCAACAATTAAAGACCCAATTCTCGAACCATTTTACATTGGTAAAGACAATTACTGTTATACAGTGTATGAAGTAGTAACCCCTGATGCTAAAAACCTAGAAAAAGGTAGTAAAGGTAAAATCTATGAAAAACCTGTAGGACATTATAGTGATTTTGGAGCAGCATTAGAATGTGCAGCTAAAGCAAAAGTATCTAATGGTGATCAAGTCTATTCTTCTGTAAGAGAGTATATCGAGTCTTGGAATAGTATTAGAAATGAAATTAAACAATTAGTAGATTTAGGAGTATGAGTTTAGAAGCACTGTACAACGCAGTAGTTGTAAAAGAAATTGAAAACCAAGAAACCACCTATGGTTCTATCATTGTTCCAGATATGGAGAATGATACCAATAAAGTAGTAGAGGTAGTAGCAGTAGGACCTGGTCACTACTCTTTAGATGGAAATCTTATCCCTACCCAATTACAAAAGGGAGATGTTGTAGTATTACCAACAATGGGTTTTACTAGATTCCAACATGAGGGTGATGAGTATTTTGTAGGTAAAGAAAATGAAATTTTAGCTAAAGTTTTAAAAACAGAAGAAACGACAAATGAGTAAAATAATTGAATTTGGAAGTGAAGCTAGACAACAACTAGTTTCAGGTATTGATAAATTAGCAGATGCTGTAGTATCTACTTTAGGTCCTAACGGACGAAATGTGGTCATCTCAAATGATCAGGGTTATCCTCAAAGCACCAAGGATGGTGTTACGGTTGCGAAGAGCATCTCTTTGAGCAACAATGTAGAAGAGGTAGGAGTATCAATGGTAAAACAAGCTGCTATTAAAACAGCTGATAATGCCGGAGATGGTACTACAACTTCTACTTTGTTGGCTCGTGAGATGGTTAAAGCTGGTCTTACCCACCTTAACAATGGTGCCAACGCTGTTGAAATTAAGCGTGACATTGATAGAGCAGTAAAACAAGTAGTAACTGCAATTAGAGCAAATGCCGAGGAAATTTCATCTGAGGAACAATTAGAACAAATCGCCTCTATCTCAGCTAATAATGATCCAGAAGTAGGTAAATTAATTGCTACTGCTATGGATAAAGTAGGACGTGATGGGGTTGTTACAATTGAGGAATCTAAATCAGGTGAAACATATTTAGAAACAGTTGAAGGTATGCAATTTGATCGTGGTTATAAATCACACTATTTTGTAACCAACAACAACAATATGTCTTGTGGTTTAGATAACCCATACATTCTTATAGCAGATGAACGTTTTACACAGGTTAAAGATTTATTACCTGTACTTGAAGGTGTATCAAACACTAACCGATCTCTTCTTATCATTGCTGAAGACATTGATAATGAAGCACTCGCAACTTTAATTGTAAACAAAGCTCGAGGAACACTTAAAGTGGCTGCGGTTAAAGCTCCTGATTTTGGAGATCGCCGTAAGCTTATCTTAGAAGACATCGCAACCATGACAGGTGGTCAAGTTTTCTCAAAACAAAAAGGAATGAAACTTGAAAAATTCAGTTGGGAATGGTTTGGTGAAGCTAGAACAGTTAACATAACTAAAGATCAAACAACTATTGTAGATGGAAAAGGATCCATTGAATCAATACAAACACGTATTGAAGAATTACAACAACAAATCGAACAAGCAACAACACCGTTCGAAATCGAAAAACTCCAAGAAAGACTGGCGAAATTCACAGGAGGAGTAGCAATTATCCATGTTGGTGGTAACACCGAAACAGAAATGCGTGAAAAGAAAGATCGTGTAGACGATGCTTTACATGCTACTAAAGCTGCTATTGAGGAAGGTATTGTACCTGGTGGTGGTGCTGCTTTACTATATGCTCGTGAGGGTATTGAAACTGTAGATGGTATTGGTTCACAAATCGTATACCAGGCTTGTGGTAAACCATTTAGTCAAATCCTTCAAAATGCTGGCTATGAACAGGTTAAAGCCGAAATGCTTGCTATGAATGTTATTGTTGATAATAATGTTTGGGATGGTTACAATCTTAAAACTGAAGAAATGACAAACATGAAAGAAGCAGGCATCATCGACCCAGCTAAAGTAACTCGTACAGCACTTGAAAATGCTGCTTCAGTAGCAGGTACTATTCTATTAACCGAATGTGTGGTAGTTGAAGATCCTGAAAATAAAAATGAAGATGCTAACCCAATGATGGGTGGGATGTTTTAATGGAAAAACGTAAAGAGGAATATTTAGAAGTTATTGCAACTAGAGTTCCGCCTGGTGACAGGTGGACTCTAGTCAATGACAAGGTAGTACATAATTCTATTACTGAGGCATTAGAAGCATGGTTTCAAAAAACTGGTGAAAAAGCTGAATTTAGGCTTGCCCCCCTCGATGGAAAATTGTATGTTATACGCACCGAAGAGGTAGAAATTAAACCTGAACCACCTAAGAAATTTAACATATATGGTGACTACTGATCATAGTTTATTAGTTGAAAAATATCGTTCTAAAGATTTAGATAGCTATGTGGGTAATGAGCACATTAAAAAAACCATTAGCCAATATCTAAGTCAAAATGATATTCAAAATCTTATATTTTACGGACCTGCGGGTACAGGCAAGACAACACTTGCTAAACTAATTGTACGTAATCTTGATTGTGATTATCTTTATATTAATGCTTCGGATGAGAGGGGTATTGAAACCATTAGAGATAAAGTTACAGGATTTGCTAGTACAGCATCATTTAAGCCTATTAAAGTAGTTATTTTAGATGAAGCTGACTTTTTAACTATCCAAGCACAAGCTTCACTTAGGAATGTAATTGAAACATTTTCACTTGCTACACGTTTTATTATGACGTGTAACTATGTTGAGCGTATTATTGACCCACTTCAATCACGTTGTCAAGTACTCAAAATTGTTCCACCTACTAAAACTGATGTTGCTCGTCATTTAGCAGGTATTATGGAACAAGAAGGAGTTTCATTCCAACGAGATGATTTAAAAGATATTGTGCTTCAATACTACCCCGATTTACGTAAATGTCTTAACACCATTCAGCTATCAATTAGAACTGATGAAGTAAAAGGAGAAACAGATAAATATCTCCAAATAGACAAATCAGTATTAGTGTCATCTAATTATATGACTCAAGTACTAAAAGAATTAAGTAATGCTAAACCTAAATGGCGTGAAATACGTCAAATCATTGCTAACGCGAATGTTAGTGATTTCGAGGAGCTTTATCGTTATCTTTATGATAATGCTCATGTATATGCAAGTGGTAATGAAGGGATGGTGGCAGTCTATATCAACGAATATAGTTACCAATCCAACTTCCGTATTGATAAAGAGATCAATTGTATGGGACTTATTGCAAAGTTAATTGAATTAAAATAAATAAATAAAATGGCTAAACAACCTGAAATCCAAGGTCCTAATATTGACCTTAAAAACACTACAGCAGTAAAATCATCAAGGGGTGGTGCTGTATTTGCTGAGGGAGTAATCCTTCGTAAAGTATCTAAATTTGTAGCAGGTACAGCTGAAGACGCAATAATGCCTATTCCTGTATTTTATGATGTACAAACTGGTGAAATTGTAAAAGAAATGCTGCCTAAAGAACTAAGAGATGAATTCACCGACAACAATCTTCGAGTGGTTAAATGAGATAACCATTAATAAAACTCCTCCCGAAAATTTTTCACAAGAATCATGGGATAAATGGAATTCTTACATGATACATAGATATTTATCTATGAATATGGATTACATTGATATTGTAAATTATGTTCAAAAGATAAATCCACAGAGTAAGAAACAAATTTATACCATTTACAGAGAAATGATTCCAAAGAAAAAAGTATGGCTAAAGTACGTTAAAAACAAAAATAAAAAAAATTACAAAGAAATAGCAGAATATGTTGCTGACTATTTAGAATGTAGTTTAGGTGAAGCTGATTTATACATTGATATCTTACAAGAAGTAGGAGTTAGAAGTATTCTTTGGAAAATGGGAGTAGATGAAGATGAAACAGAAAAGTTAATTAAAAAAGCAAAGTTATGAGTAAATTAAGAGATATGCTTTTCACTTCGGCACATGCTGATAGAGCTAAAGCATTATTAACTTTAGATCTCCTAGAAAATTCCCCAGCAGGTATTGGTGATCATTCAACAGAAGACTTTTATAAAAATGCTGAAGAAGCACTTACTATGTTGGTTGATGCTGATGATAGGTTAGGAGCAATTGAAAAGTATTTAGATAAAAAACAAGTTATTTAATGAATCCAAATCATATTGATTTACCTGGGACTCCAATTGAGTTAGAAGGTGAGATTATAGGTTATGTTGAAAATACAAACAAAGTTATGAGTGAAGTAAACCCTAATTACAATCCACAAGATCCATTTGGTAACAGATGGGAAAAACACCCCTCAGCAGTAGAAAATCAAATTAAAGAAGACTCACCTTGGGATGTTCCCACTACAAATGGTAAACCAAATTACGACCCTTCAACAGGAGAAAAGAATCCATATTTGAGGGAAGAAGAAACAATCAAGTATGGTCTCACAGCTACCGAAATCGTTAAAAAAGAGTATCCTCACATTTATGCTGGCTATATGGCTATCGTGGAAGAGCAGTTGGAGTTATTTAGCCGTAAACATCTTGACTATGGTATGCATAACATTACTGCTGGCACTAGCCTTGCTACTGAAGATGAAAGGGAATTCGCTCTTACAGGCTTATGGTATAGAATAAGCGATAAAGTTAATCGATGGAAAAATCTAATCATTAGCAGT